TGATCCTAAGTTTGTCGCCCCCATCAGATCAAAACCACCCGCCGACGCCGCTCCAGTGCCACCCATGCCACCCAGTGCCGCGCCGATGTTGATCATCCATTTACGCGCCGTGAGCTGGTAGAGCAAGTCGATAATGGATAATTTGATCGATTCTCCAATCGATTGCATCGCCGATTTGCCATGCGCAGCAAACTGGATAAAAGCCGATTTGGCTGTTTGCTCAACACCGCTCCAGGTATGGTTCCACTCTTGTGCCGCCTTGCGTGCCGAATCCTCAGATGCCTTGGCGGCTTCTTTTTCTGACTTTTCGATTTCCTGTATTGCATTTAACCGGTCTTTTTCTGCGGCCAGCATGGTTTCTTGCTGTTGGGTAGCTAGCGCCCAGGCTTGCGCCGAGGCCATTATTTCCTGAGCAAGCGCTTTAGTTGGTGCTTTGGCGGCATCTGCGGACGCTGCCAGCATTTTTTTCTGCATGACATTCAGCCCGATTTGCTCGGTTTCGAGTTTTAATGAGGCTATTATGCGATTTGAGCTGTCTACTGATTGCTGCGCTGCCCTTGCGGCAGATGCTGCCGCTTTTTCGCGCTCTTTCGCTGCTTTTTCCGCCGCATCGGCCCATTCTTTGGGCAATTCCGGTTTTGTACCTGGCGTGATGGCTTTTTTGCCGGACAGCGCTTCAGCGCTGGTCAGCGCGGCTTGTTCCAGTTTTTTCAGATCCTGGATGCCGTCATCAATGCGCTGCGACAACAGATCGGCTTGCTTTTTATCAAACAGCAGGTCGCCAATCAGCGGGATATGCTTGCGGTTGCCGAGCGATGCCAATTCCTCGCGCATCTCGGAAATTTTTTGTTTTTGCGCATCCACTGCCGACAACACTTTTGCTCCGGAGAGTGCATCGACAAAGCGGGTCGCTAACACGATGCCATCGGATAGCAGATCGATCAGGCCGGTATTGCCGATGGAGGTCTTGAGATCGGCGAACGAATTATCTAGCCGGTTGATCTTGGCATTTAGCCCCTGCGCGGCTTCTTGCGCCTGAGCGCCGAATGTATTTTCCAGCTCAATGGCTAACTTCGGCAGCAGTTGCTCTGCGGTAACTTGGCCTTGCTCGAGCATCTTATCCAATTCTTCCGTGGTGACGCCGATAGCACGGGCGGCCATTTGGAAAGCACCAGGCAAGCGCTCGCCTAACTGACCGCGCAATTCTTCTGCGCTGACTTTGCCTTTGGATATCATCTGCTGGATGGCCAACAATGCACCGCCGGTGTCGTCTGCAGACATGCCCAGCACGGTTGATGCTTTTGCCATTGCCAAAAATATATCGCGGGTCGCTTGCCCTTCCAACGAGGTACCTTTGGAAGCTGCGGCTAATTTGGCATACTGGATGGATGTCGTAGCAAACTGCAGCCCGAGTTTTTCCGATTCTTGACGCAGAAACGCGGTTTCGCGCGCAGCTGCTTCCGCGCTGCCGGTTGCAACAGTCAGCGTATTAGCCAATCTTTCATTAGCAAGCGCGGCAGCAATGATGGCTTTACTGCCCTCCATTGCGGCACCTAACGACAAGTAAGCTCCGGCTGCAGCAACAATGCCGGTTTTGAGGCTGGACAGGCTGCTTGCCTGGCGCTCAGTTTGCGTGGCGAAATTGGCTGACTCAGAACCGGCCTTCCGGGTGGCATCTCCTATTCCGCCGATGGCATCACGTGCAGCGCGGGATTCGCCAACCAATCCCTTGCTGTCCGCTGTAATCTTTACCCCGACTTCAAAGTCTCTGTTCATAGCCTGAATGCCTTATTTGCCACGATTCATCACTTCCAGAGCCGCGCCTTCCATCAGGACGAGGCTTTCCAGAGCCTTGCGTTTATGAGAGCGGCGGATATTCCACATATTTACTGTGCTTTCCATGTCCGCGCGAGGTATGCCGAGGTAACGGCCTGACATGCTGTCGTGCTGCCAGCAACTGCCAAGGGCGATGAATAACCGCACGGTTTGCCAGTTTTCCGACCATACTGCGAAATCTCCATCGTTATCCTCCCTGGTTTGCTGATCATGTTCTTCAATCGCCGCTTGCCACTCGGGCAGATCGTCAAATCGAGCATCTAATTCGCTCGACTTTGGCCGCGCCGCCCAGTAGCGGGCGGCATCCGCTAGTTTTTTGCGGCTGCTTTCCTGCCTTGCGACAGATCCAGATAAGCCGCGACCAATCCGCTGCGGACATAAGGGATGGCTATCATTTTGTTAAGATTTTCTTCGTTGAATGGCAAAGGATTGCCCTCCTGGTCGGAAACATCAGCACCCCATCCAGTGACCACATGCCGGCACAAATCCTCATCATTGCCACCGCTGCTATAGATGGCATTGAATTCAGTGCCTGGGAGGATTTTGAATTTCCCGGTAAACACTGCTTTTGTTGTGGTTCCTCCGTTACGGGGGACATTTACCGTGACCGGCCAAGTGATTTCTGATGGGGTTTCTAGTTTGAACATGGGTTTCTCCTTGTTTGGTTTGGGGCAGATGCAATCTGCCCGTACATTTTTAATTATCCGTAGCGCATGAAATGCGCCCGTACGGTTGTAGGGGCAAATGATTATTTGCCCCTACGGGATTACTGGGTTTTATAGGTCCACTCGTCATTGCCCGCATCGGTGTGACGAAGATTCATGTCCATGGTTAGCATGACGATGTTGCTGTCTTCGGAATAACGCGGGTTGGTCAACTGCACCTGTCCGGCATCGATCAACACTTTATTTCCAGCCGTGGTGCCGTGTACCATTGATAATGCGCCGGTGGCTCCGCTGCGGCAGATCCCTACAAAATCTTTCACAGTCGGTTTTGGCAGTTCTATGACCACCTGGCCACGGCTGACGCGATTGGTGAAATACAGACGTTCAGAATTGGGGCGATTCTTGTACACATTTTCGTTGCCCTGCGTAATCGTCATCGATGCCAATGGCGCCGCGTAGCCGTGCAGGGTGAATGTAGTGTTAGCTTTGGTGAGCGCTTTAGGCTCTTGGAATGCGGTCAGCACAGGCGTTCCTGCGGCCACTTCGGTTATCCCGCCCCAAAAACCCTCTACCGTTACGTGCAGAACTGGGAATTGTCCTTCTGAGCAGCGAATTTCTATCGTTCCGTAACCACCCAGCAATTTATGCAGCACACCATCGTAATTAAAATAATAAGTGGCTGATTCTTCGGCATCAGAAACCAGACTGTAAGTCACCGGCCCGGTTGTCGGCGTAATGGTTTCCGCCATTCCGCAACTGCGCAGCACTGCCGCATAACCCGGCACACTCGCGACAGCACCTGCACCGGCCATTTCCAGATCAAACTCCAATGTCACGGTTTCGCCGACATTAATCTGTCCACGGTTACCAAAAAACGGCAGGGCCTGATTGCGCTCCGCATAGCGGATATTGGTCGGGACGATATTAAAATTGAGCACCACCAGGGCGTTGGTTCCTACAACCGGCGTGGCATCCACGCCATAAGTCGTTTCCACCTTACACAAAACAACTTTTTTATTGGCTTTCATTGGCATGGCCTAAATCTCCTTGTTTAATTCTTCAATTTGCCCGGCGTCTGGTTGCGCGGACGGCACGACTGGCCCGGCAACTCTTTGTCGCTTGCCAGTATCCAGATCAACCACATAGCTGCCGCCCATTCCACGGTGCTCATCGTTTTGGAAGTCAATCTGATCACTTCCATGATCCGCGGTATCCGGCTTGTCTTTAATTTTTGCCATGTCACAGGCTCCTCAAGAAATTGCTCGTCATAAAGTCATCCTGCCACCACAGCACCTGGTTATTGAGTTGCAGCAAGCGGCCGCCGCCGAATTCAATTGGGTCAAAGTCTGCGTGGGGTTGCCATCCGTGCAATGCCGTCATAATGTCCGTGCGCAATGTGCGCAGGTCCGCATGCGCTGCTTCTCCACGCGAATCGCGCAGGTTTTGCACAGCCATTGCCACCGCAAAGCGGGCGGTATTAAGCTGGGATGTCACCAATGTTCCTGTGTTGGAACCGGTTGCACGCTCCGCACTCGGCAGCACAAAGGCCGCTGGCGATTGCTTCAGCCCCTCAGCCGCAGCGGCAAAATCAGCCGCGCCACCGACCCACTTGAGTGCAGGCACCTGGTCTTTCAGGCGGTCGATAATCCATTGAGGATCAAACAGCAGGATGGTCATGTGATTACCTGACAATGAATCCGAGCAACCAAGCGGTTGCGACTATCCCGAGCACAATCGC